AAAAGATTTATGACGATAATACAATACTTAAAAAAAAGCTTGATGAAAGTTTAATTAAATATAAAGAAATAATGGATAAATGCAATCATCTTTCAGAAAGAATAAATTCTTTTTCATCAAGAGAGGAAGAAATTTCAGAACGAGAAAAAAATATGATAAAGCTGGAATGCGAAAATGATTTCCAAAAACAAAGAGTTAATGACCATATAAATATGGTATCTCTTATTTTTAGAAATCTTGAAACAAGACGAAATGTATTTACACCAGTTGAAGGTGGAAGCCAATATGATGGAAGACAATCTCAAGGATTTGTACAGCGAGATGAACAATATGAAACTGTAAAATAAAAATAATAAAGCTGAGTAAAGGCAGCTATAGTCCTTTAACGGTAGCACTACCGATAATATCCTAGAAGATATTTACGTGAATGAGCAGCCGGCTACCACAAACGAGACTGTTATCAATGTGCATCTGTGGAGTGGGAGGCGAAAGCCGTCCTCATGATGGGGATTTAATTGGAGACTTAAAATGAGCAGAGAAACGTTAGAAGATATTGTAATATGGGGATTTTTTCTTTTCGTAATTTTTATGGCTGTATGTGTTAATAAGGGGTGGTTATGAGTTATCTAGATATTCAAGTGGGTGGTAGTCACTATATAAATATGCCAATACAGCCATTAGTTTTTTGTAAACTTAACAATCTTGGTCCACACGAAACTAAGATAATAAAATATTTATGCAGATATAAGAATAAAGATGGAATAGGCGACCTTTGCAAAGCAAGGGATGTTATTCAAAAGCTAATAGAACATGAGATTAATGAAGTTGATGTAAGAACATCATACGTATGCGAAGACTGCTTTAATAAGCATCTTGTTGCAAAGACATTTGGGTATGAGTGTTTAGATTGTGGTTGCGCATGTCATAAGAATAAAGAATATAATAATAGCGAAAATGATTGTGATCCGAAAAAATCGACAATAGGATAAAAAAATGAAATTTAAGGTTATTGGTCATACTGATGATTTTGATTGCATTATTGAGCCAATTGATGTAAGCGAAGCAGAAGCCGAAAAAAATAATATCTTACCTTTTGGATCAAAATATAGAGCAGATTTATTGATATCAGGTGATATTGAAACTGATAAAAACCTAACACATAAAGAAAAATTTGAAACTTTATTTAAAGACAAAATTGTTGAAATAGAAAGATTATATCCTTACATTATGATAGCTTATGGCGTTAAAATTTTGGATTAAAATAAATTTGATTATCGTGGCGTTCACGGTGAAAACGCTGATATGGTCTAAGCCAGATACTGCCCAAGCTGAAACGATGTAAGTGCTTGGTTGATGACAAGCCGATTTCTTGGGGTTCATCATCAGTGACAGAATGCTGGAAAGTGGGTTCGACTCCTGCCGATAATCATCAATTATGAACGACTATGCGGTATTTTAAAGTTTTATATGGGTTAGCGATGATTTTCCATAATACCTATATATGAAGCTAACTGACATATATAGATCGCAAGGGCTATGCGTCATGACCGATAACGTGCCCTCGTAAGGTAGCTCTCCACGTGACAGCCGGAGAGACGGCACATTTATAATAAGCGGAAATTTATGATTTGTATAAAATGAATGGGAAATACCTGATAGGTGTTTATGTAAATATTATTAAGGGGATATAAATGAAGGATAACTTAAAATTTGCAATTTTAATTACTTTCTTATTAATTTCACTAATTATAGCTTTTGGCGCAACAATATCATTACTCTCACACTGGGGATTATTCGCATGAATGATGAAAACAAATATGGCTGGATAAGTGTTAAAGATTCTTTGCCTAAAATTGGTGAAGATGTTGAAGTAACTACAGGTGATATTGAAGTAACTACATGTGGTTTTCCTGTTGTAGCAAAGCTTCTTCCAGAAGAAAAACAATGGGGTTTTTTTAAAAGAACAGTATATGGATTTTTTAAGGGAAAAGAAGAAATTTGTGTCAGTCATTGGCGCCCTATTCCAGAAAAGCGTCCTGATTTTTCTAAGCTCAAAAAGCGTCCTGATTTTTCTAAGCTCAAAATCGGTGATTTGATTTATATAGAAATGAATAATTTGTTTATAAACTATAATAAATGCGGTTATGTTAAATCAGTCGATAATTACAGTTTAATCACGGCTTCATATCAAGACCTAACTGAGGCAAAACTTAGTACTCAAATTAGTCGTATAAAAAAAATAACGCGCATAAACCTAGAAAATAAAACTTTTGAGGAAATTTGATGGGCTTCGTAATATTTGACTTAAAAAACACTAAAGACCTATCAATAAAAACGTTAGGTCAATTAAAATCTGCAAGATTTTCAAAATCAACCAGCGAAATGATTTCTTTGTTCGAAATAAAGAAAATATTAACAATTGATGAAATTTTAGTAGGAATTTTTAGACTTTATAAAATAGAACAAACTAGAGATTGGGCAAGAACGACAGCAGATAATCTTACAAGAAGAGGAATATTAAAAAAGGTTAACCGTGGACAATATGAAATTGTTAAAAAAATCGAGGATATTTAAAATGCTCACTGATTGCGAAAAATGCTGGAATACTCCATGTGATTGTGGGTGGGAATATAGAAATGTGTGCTATGAATACCGAATTAAGCTCGCATGCGCCATTCTGGGAATTACTCCAGAACAATTGTTAGATATTCCAATTCCTGTGATTCATCCAAAACATACGACGGAAGGCAAAAATGATCGATAAAAAAACTGTAGAGATTTACTTGAATAATCTATGCAAAGGAATTTTTGATGATTTAACAAAATATAAATTTGAATGTGAACGTACTTTTGTTGACGCTTCCGCAGTTATTAGAAGGATAGAAAATATAATATCAATAATAAAAAAAGAACCAGAGCCTAAAATTCCGCATTCAACACCAGAAGAAAAAAAAGATAATGATAATGAAATTAATGAAAGATTCAATAGCATTGAATGGATTTTAACTAAAATTGTTGCTCGACTTGAAGAATTGTATGCTATATCTCATAAAGAGAGTAATCATAATGACAAATCATAAAATTACCACCATGACCAAGTCAGAAATATTATTCGATCTACAATTTAGGACATTACGAAACGATGTAAGACTTCTAAAAGAATGCTGCGAAGAAGTTCTTAATGATAAGTGTCAGTGGAAATATGCCGGAGGGTATCATTATTTTAATTATAAAACAGAATGTAAAAATGAATTTTTATTGGCAGATGATATTACTGAACATGCATATAAATATTGCCCTTCATGTGGTAAGCAAATAGAGGATATGAAATATGTTTGAAATAACTATTGGTAAATGATTCAGGAGTGAATTAAATGCTTGACAAACAAAAACTGATAGAAAGGTTAAAAAAGGAACATGAATTTGAATTGGAAAAAGGGCTTTATTATACATCATATGTTACACGAAAAATAATAGAATTTATTCAAAGCGGTGATTATGATTATATACCGATTGATCATAAATCTTGCCCTGAATGTATAAGGGAAAATTATTATGAAGATTGCCCTTATTGTTTAAGAAAAATTGAGGAATTAAAAAATGTTTAGAATTACATCGGAATATGGATTTCATATTAAATTTAAAAACCGATATACAATATCTGTTGTATGGAGTCCAGGAACATATAGTGATAATTATAATTTTTTTGATCATGGACGGTCTCCACTCGATGGACCTATAAAAAATTCACATTTAGTTGAAATAGCTATAATTGGACCTGATGACAAATTAATAACTGTTCCAGAATGGGGAGATCAGGTAAAAGGATATTGCGATAGTGATGAGGTATCTCATTGGATAGTCTATGCAGCTTCTCTTCCATCAGTAAAAAATAAAATTAAATGCCATTGGGATTTTTCTATTGGAGCAATGATAAGGGGAGACTTTTCTTCTAAAAAAGAAATATATAGCGTCATAGTATATAACACTGATTGCGGCATAAAACATACCAAAAGAGAACCATTGAATCAATTATTTAAATATTGTCCATATTGTAGTAAAGAAATAATCGTGAGGCAAGAAAAATGAAATTTAAAAATGAATATGATCATGATTGTCCAACATATGTTATGCATTTTTTTATAAAATGTCCATATTGTCATAGTGATTATGATTTATCTAAAAATGAGGATTATGAAGTATACAATGATGAAAATGAAAGTGAATTTGAATGTAGTAATTGTAAAGAATATTTTTTGGTTACTACTTTATCAGTTCCTTCATTTTCTACCTACAAAAAACTTGGGGAGATTAACAAATGAAATATTCCGCAGAATTTTATAAAGACCTTAAAATTGGTCAAACCATATATACTTTATATAATCATAAAATATATCCTACAACAATACGTGAAATTGATTTCAAATACTCATTAGTAAATGATGAAGAAAAAATGAGTGGAATATATATTAAATCATACAATGAAAACATAGGGTATTCATCATTTTACAATGATGACGCGATATACTTAAACTATGAAGATTTTTTTAAATTATTCCCTCCATCTTATCATTCATTATATGAAAAAAAATCAGAAAAAGAATATATACAAAAATTAGAAAAAGTTTTGCATCGTTTATGCGAGCATCCAGACTATCAGTATGAATCAGTTTGTTCTACGATTCACTATGATAATATTCCTTCACCCGAAGGTGAAGGATGGGAGGTAAATTCAGACCTTAATGATGGATTCGATATTTTTAGTTGTTATATAAGAAAACATTGGAGAAGGAGGAAAAAATGAACAAATTATGATTAATTATTTATTAACCATCACTGAATAAGGGGCAAAAATATGGTAGATACAGAAAATATGATTATATATACATCAAAAATAGCATTACTTGAATCAAATAAATATTATAGAAATACTTCCGATTATATTAAAATAATAAATCTTATAGAGGCGTCGGCAAAAGAAGGTAAATACGATATTGAATATGGTTTTGATAATCGAGAATTTGCTGAAGGATTTTCAACTTTCTTAAAGACATTAGGTTTCAATTGCTACGTTAAAGAGTCACAAGTCTTCTATTATATCTGTATAGGATGGGCGAAAGATTTGCCATCCATAGTTCCATAATAACTAATGCTACTTTAATAATAAAAAAATAGCATATTTTTCTGAAATTAAACTATGAGCGCGAGAAACAATGAAATGACCGAAAGAAAGATTGTTGCATATAAGATATTTGTTGATGATAGTGTCCAAAAATTAGAAAAACAATTAATATTTTCATCTAAAGAAGGATATATTTTACATGGTTCACCATATGAAACAGATCATCCCGATGAAGGATGGAAAATATGCCAAGCCATGGTCAAATACTAGGAGTCAGAAAAATGAACAAAACCGGAATTATTACTTTTGAGCATAGAGTAATTTGCGACTACTGCGGAGAGCTTCTTAATAGCAGACTTGATTCTGATATGGATATAATTGTTAAACCATGCGTGACCTGCATAAGAGAGGCCATAAAAGAAGCCATTGATGAGAATTTGCAAGAAATAAAAAAAGCTATGGATGAAAACTTATGACAGCAGGAACGTGCCAATGGGAATATTTAGGATTTGACTACGATTTTAATGAGCATGATCATGACTCGGAATGCGGAGAAAGATTTCATTTGGACAACAGGGTAGATAAAATCGAAAATTATAATTTTTGCCCAAATTGCGGAAAAACTATTTATATTTAGGAAAACTTATGATTGACAAAGAAACTTTACAAAACGATCTTTGCTATTTAATTGGAGAGTGGTATCTTTCATGGAAAAGTCGAATAACTGTAGATGGTGGTCAACATAGGCTTGGCGTCGCCAAAGAAGATTTAAAAGAGATTATATGTGAATATATACACATGTACTGTAAAGATAAATTAGATAAGAGGAGTTCATGACAATGACAATAACAGACAAAGATAGATTAGATTTTATTGAAACAAATTTTTGCAATATTTATAGCAATAAGCCTATCAATCGATTTCATTGCTGTAATGCTGGAAATGATTGCGCGCATTACACATTTGGCGAAGGAATTTCTTTAAGAGATTCAATTGATAATGCTATTAAGGAATCAAAAAATTTATGACAGAATATGAAGCCAGAATAATTTATAAGATATTTAAAAAATATCGATCTGATTTTATTATCCTTGGAGGAATATGGGAAGAGTCAATCCATAAGTTTTTTATTCAGTCTTATAATCCTAAAATTGAAAAAATGGTAACTTTTTCATTTGGCAAAGATTTTATTTATCAAAATCATATAAATGATGATCAATTAATCTTATCTGAATTAAAATAATCTTTTTTCTGTGAACTAAATATTTTACCCCAATAATAACCATCTTTCCCGTCAAATGATTTAAGCAGATAGCCTACTATCATACCCAAGATACCGAGGATGCCGCCATCAATAGGCTTATCATAAAACATAGCACCTATTACAGCGATAACGCATACAAACAAAGCGGTAATCTCTGAATTAACAAGTCTGATTTTAATCTTACTATCTACCGGACTTGCATTCACATTCATGCTATTTTTCTGCGCACCCTGAAGACTTTGCAGGGACATGTCTGCCATTGCTTCCTCATGCCGATTCTGCTCCTGAACCATCTGCAAAATGTTAAGTTTTTCTTTAGCCTTTTCAGGATTGTTGGTTATGTAATCCATAACCCCCTCAGGCGTTGCATCAACGCCGAAGAGCTTCGCAATCAATGTGCCGGCACCTACGGCAGCCCCCAACGGAGATGATAGCGTAGTGGCCATGAGGGGAGCATATTTTGCAACTGTTGAGGATAGGTCTGACCAGTTCATTATTCTATCTCACTTATAAACATTTGATATTCAGCCTCTCTTCGGTTGCAGAGCCCTTCCACTATTTTGCCGCCAGAGAAATGCCATTTTTCAAATTCTTCTGATGCTCCATCATAATCACCGTTGTTCAGTTTCTTTAGCAGTGTAGAGTTTGAAAATTTTTCTTCACCAATATTGTAAATCAATGATACTAATGCCCCATATTGATTTTCATTCAGAGGAACTTTAACGAGTATTTTTAATGAAGACTCATATTTTTCAAGGTCCCTTATTAAAGTTTCTTTTGCTTCTTGTTTCGTAAAAAACATATCTTTTGTGTCTTTATATTTCGGCTCACCTGCAGAATCAGTATGGCCATACATAACGGTAGGGACTTTCCATCCTAAAGCTGGGTCTGGGTACCATACTGAAGAAAACCCTTCAAATCCAATAATGAGATTAATTGCTTTATCTGATAAGATCATTTTTTCATTTTGCATTGGTAGCCTCAAATAAAATGCCTAATAATTTCAGGGATATCAAATCCTTTTATCGATTCTATTAAAATCAATAATAAAGATATGTATATCCAATGGATGGGTTTATCAAATAATTCCTTTATGAAAGTCATCATTGATTTATGATTCTCTGTTTCGCTTTGCAACTTCCTGATTTCTTCTGAGGTTGTGCGAGCACTTTCAACAAGTTTTAATATATTCTTATCCTGCTGACTTAAAATATGCGTATGAATTCCAATTTTCTGAGCCATAGTATCCGTCCTCTCGCGTAGTATTTTTTCACTTTCAAATAACTGTTCAATATAATTAGAGTGAAGCTCTAAATTGTCTTTTATTTCCACTTATTGCCTCCGAAAAAATCATATAATTAAATTATATGTACCACACGACTGCTCCTCCGGCTACACCTGCTGTTGTTGAAAAAGTTGTACCATTTGGAGCTCTAAAGTTTATTAAAATACCGTTTGTTCCGTTGCTTGTAGAAAAATCCCCTGGCGCACCAGTAGAGGAAACGCTGCTATATACTATTACAGGAGAAACGACATCGATAGATGGAGCATATTTCGCTGGGACAAATACACTTCCAACAGACGCTGCAGATGTGATAATTTGACCAGATACAGTCACTGATTGACCGGGTAAATCTGGCCAACTTGCCATAACCATTCTACCAATACGAACAAAAGTAACGGCCAAAGTTCGAGCGGCAGACCATGGCCCTGACAAAGAAAAATTTAATGTTTCCGCAGCTTGATAAAAATCTAATGTTGATGGCGTATAACCGACCGCTGCATTTGCAAATTGAATGCCGCCACCTGAAACGGTACTAACGATTTTATTTCCGGATATTTGAAATAGTTGTTGTTTTGCTGTGGTACTGGTTCCGGCATAAAAAGTATGATTACTTGCAGTCGCATCAACTTCATAATCTAATGAGCCAGCAGAAACCCCAAATCCATAAAATTGAAAGTTATTATTGGCAACATTATATAAAACAAATTTTCGTGCGGATGTAACATTCCCAAGATTTATTTCCGTCCCTGAAACTAAACTTAGCAATTTATTCGTATCATCCCAGGTAAAATTAGTGCTACCTGTCAATAAATTTGAAGAGCTTCCAAATCCTACGCGTGTTGCCGTAAGAGTTGTGCTACCTATTCCGAGCTCTGCTTGCATTTGTGCTATGGTTAAATCTATTGGATTTGTTGCCGACCCTGTATTATTTCCCTTAAATGTATGCGCTGGCATAGTGGCTAAATTACTGTTTGCTATAGTACTCGAAGAAATTTTACTGCCAGTAATTGTTGAATTGGTGATATCTGAACCAACAATAAGGCTCGTAGATAAAACACCTGATGAATTCGTATGAACCACACCCGCAGAATTTAATGCTGACAGTGTAACTGAGCCGATAGTAAGCAGATTTCCTGAAGTGTCTACATTGAAAACTGTGGACATAATATATCTCCAAAACTTTAATAAAATTAATTTTTAATTAACGATATATGAAATAGATGAACCTAAAGCCCCACACCATGTACTTGTAAAATTGCCGCCACCTACGCTTGAACCAATTTGAATATTTCCCAATGGCCCAAAGCTCAAAGAACCGGTAACATAGCTAAATTCAGTTAATCCACTTACAACAGTTATATTCCACGCAAGTGGATTTCCTGCAGGATAAGAAGGAAGAAATTGAGTTGGAACAACATCGCCTGTAAATAAAAAATCTGACTGATTTGTTGTTTTTCTTTGGAACCCATTCCATTGCATTGTGACTAATCTTCCTACTTTTACAAAAGTTACCGGAAAATCGAAGGTAGGAGTAACGGACCCCGTCATCTGAAAAGTAATAGTTTGAGCGATAACAGGTGGTACAGATAATTCTGTCTGCATTTGAGCAATCGTCAAATCAATCGGAGACGAGAACATATCTAAATTATTGCCTTTGAACGTATGAGGAGACATTGTCTTTAAATTATTATTATCAATAGTATTTTGTGCTATATCTGCCGTTACAATAAGGCTTGTAGATAAAGTACCAATAGAATTTGTATGAACGACGCCAGCAGAGTTTAAAATTGAATGCCTAACAGTTCCGACAGTTAATAAATTACCCTGCGTATCTACATTGAAAACGGTTGACATTTTTTATTATCCTAAGACTGACCATGCGGTTCCGTTCCATAGGCAAGCTGCCTTTAAATCCGTATCAAAGCATATACCACCACCAATACCAGGAGTAATTAATAATCTTTCAGAACTTGTCATAGGCGCTAAGAAAAGAAGTTTTGTTGTTGATGTTAATTGAAGTAACGCTGTTGGTTCAGCGGTTCCACCACCGATATTGACAGCCCCAGTTGTGGGGTCAAAGGTAAAATTATTGCTTCCATTAATATTATTTGCGGCGGTTCCATATCCAACTTGATTTAGGCCAATTGTAATACCACCACTAATCCCCAACATGGCTTGAGCCTGTGCCACTGTAATATCAAGTGGGGTGGACGCTCCACCTGTATTATTTGCCTTAAATGTCATTGTTGGCATAGTCGCTAAATTGGAATTTGTTATTGTATTAGCCACTATCTTTGCACCAGTGATGGTGGCGTTTGTAATATCCGAATTAACAATTAGAGAGTTTGTCAAATTTCCGCTAGAATCACTATGAACAACACCTGCCGTGAGAGCAGAAATTCTTATGCCGCCATTAATAAATAGCGTGGTGCCGCTCCAAGTTAAATCAGATGTTCCAGTTAATACATTTGATGCACTTCCGAAACCTACAAATGTGCTTGTTAAAGCGGTTGTAGTTGTAATTCCAAGGGCTGTCTGCATTTGTGATATTGTTAAATCTTGAGCATTAGCCGTTGAGCCTGTATTGTTACCTTTAAAGGTATTTGCAGGCATCTGCGCAAGTTTAGCGTTCGTAATATTATTATCTGTAACATCAGCCGTTACAATTAAACTGCTTGATAAAAGCCCCAGAGCACTATTATGAACCACACCAGCAGTAGACAAAGAAGTAGCTGTCAATGTGGTTGCTTTAACTGTTGATGGTGTAGTCGCTCCTATTGAAGTACCATCTATAGTGCCCCCCGTTATTGCAACGGCAGTCGCATCTTGAAATGCCATTGTTCCTAAACCATCAAGAACATAATTCTTCAATGTAAGGAATGTAAATTTTCTTGTAAGACCTGCTGTATGCGGTGATCGTGATATTAATGCGATATCAGAATCTAATAGCGTAGTTGTTGCGGGATAAAAATTATACGGTTCGCCGGCCATAAAAAAATCCTTAATCGCTGATTAATGGGTCTGAGTCATCACTCAATAGATTGATTAGATCATCGTCTAATATGTAAAAAGTATCAGGGGGTAATGGTGTAGGTGGTTTTTGGCTCATTATTGTTAAAAGTACTTTTCCACGATGAGGGTAAATATGATGTAGTTTGTCAAATAAATTCATGATTAGTGGCCTATTGCAACCCAAGAAATTTGGGCACTGCTTGCCGTAAAACCACTACCGGCAATTGCTGTCCCACTCAATGTAACACCCGACAAAGTTAATGACTGATATCTGGCTACAAATGCTGTTCCTAATCCGTCTGAAGCTCCTATACCACCCGTCGTAACAGAAAATACCGCCGTCGGGAATGCAATTGGAAAAGTTTGAGAGATTGTAGATTCTGGCGTTCCCGTATTTGGAAGCGTAGAGCTGGTTCCCCATTGGATAATCAATCCCCCAGGAAATTTCTGATATCCATTTGATGAAACTAAATTATTAAATGATGCTGAAAGGGGGTATCTAAGATCGGCCGCTGATTGACTAATTTTGTCCTGTAATTTTTCTAGCAGAAACGGTGCACCCGTATAAACAGCAATATCGCCCGAAAGAATCTGAGTTTGTCCATTTGCAACCGTTATTACCCACGCGCCAGTAAAACCAGAATCCGGAGTAGGTGGGACTTGAGTTCCTGTAGTCGCTGGCAATCCCGCTTTTACTGCTGCTGATAAAAGCCCTCTTCTTATAGTATTTACGGTGGCAGGTGAAGCCATGAAAAATGGTCTATTTTCGGGGTCCGTATCAGAATCTTGATATTGAACCTGTATTAAATAATCAATACTTTGACCTGCAGTGCCTGGCGCAGTCAGCGCAAATGTTTGTTGTGTTAGAAGTTGACCGCATTTTACTATCTGTTGCGATGTATTTGTAGGAATGGGGCCAAAGTCTGAGTTATCCACGTTTTCAAGAGAATATATTTCTCCTGGATTTAGCAAAACACTCAAGCTTGCCGGACTGGTAGGAACGCAAGTCAAATCATTGAGAGAAGGACCTGCGCCTATTACTGCTTTTGCTAATTTTCCTACCCCTGTCATGGCAAAAATATTTGTCCATGCTACATCTGATGCGTTTAACTGTTCGCCATCATATACAATTGCTCTATCCACATTTTACCCCTTTAAAATTAATCAGATATTGTTACGTGCATTAATGTACCTGCTGCTTTGGTTATTTCTATGGTATTCAATATGTCTTCATCTGTTACGCACGAACCTGAATCACCACTGGAACCGTAATAACTATCAGCAGTTTCAAATGCGGTATTGTTTAGAAAAACGCTTGTGTTTTGTGTTGGTGCAAGCGGTCTATAAGCAGTAATCCATGCTTGATATGCTCCATTCCCTGATAATGTTGAAGTTGGACTATTCAAAAGTGCATGATTATAAAAATTTCCAGTTCCTTCAAATGCTTCATAGATTAATGGTGTACGACCCGTTAAATCCGTTAATCTATCTATCATGGCTTGTCGGGTGACACGGGGAGCCAATAAAAGTTTTAGTATTGCCTGTCGAAATACGTCATCACTTTCATTCTGGCATCTTTTTAATAAATTTCCGAAAAAATCCAATGCGATATAATCGAGATTAATATCTGTTGCGGTCTTAATTCTTGTCTGTAATTTTATATAAACAAGATTGCAATATATAAATGCCGCAATACTTCCAAATCCTCTAAGGATGGCGTCCAGTATTGGGTTATTATCAGCCCACCATGGTGGTAAATATTTAAACAATACTTCTACTAGATTTTCAGTAGTAAGGCAGCTCATACTATAGATACCGAAATTGTGCCAGGATAAATACGCTGCTTAAATGTTGGAACTAAATCCGTAGCGACGCCATTAATAAGAAGTCCTGATACTTCTACTATTTGATTTGATGCGTCGTAAATTACCTGATAGAGTTTTGTAAAAATTAATGTCTGACCAATCTGAAGAGTTGACATATATTCACTAATGGCATCTTTTATGTCCTGTATTACGTCGCTTGAACTTGCTAGAGGAGCAATAGAGACATTCACTGTAATATTGGCTGTCAATACAACTACGGGATATACACCATATTGAATGCCTAATGCTCTTACTTGATCTATCTTTTGAGAGATTAACGTTATTAATGAAGATGGAGGATTTCCGGAGCCATCATCGATGATTATAGTATTAAATCCAAGCTGAGTTGATCCAGTAAAGTTAGTATTTTCTGCAACTTTGGAGAATATAGTAGGCGTTCCATCCGTAATGGCTGCCTGATAAGCCAATAATGTTCCAAGTGATCTTGAATTTATCCATACGATAAATCTTGCTCGAAATGATGAATCTGATTCTTCATCAACACCATTTGTAAATGCATCGGCATTTGATATTGTATCGACTGGGATAAAGCTTGCCGCCTGATCAATTGCGCCGGCAATAACATTTCCTGAAGACCCTTTTACTAAGGCAATCACAGGCACATTAATGCTAAGAACTCCAATATCCATAAGATAAGCATTTTGAGTAGGAACCCAATTCGGGTCTGAAGTATCTGCATATACTTCAAATTGAATATGACCAACAGATGTCTGAACAATATCACCAGCCTGGATGTATACGGCATTTGTCGCTACATTTCTCGATAATGTTACGGGACCGGATGCAGCGCTTGCGCTATTCCTTTCAAATCCAAAATCAGCCATGAATGAATCAAGGTCTTTTCCGGTGCTTGATGAAGCACGAGAAAGGGCGTTTACTTGTATTGCAATTCCCTGCATCCATAATGAAACTCCTGCATTGCTTTCAACTATCGCTAAATTAACGGAACCAATGGGGAATTGAAAATTAGGTACACTTCCCTGAATTGATTCAACTTGATCTGAAACAATAGTGTCAAAATCTTTAACTGTTAAAGGCATTTCACGCAACCTTAAATGAAATGGTTTTCGGATTTTTTAAAACTGCGTCGTAATAAGTGATATCGCAAATTAATACGGTGCCGTTTTGTGCTTGCAAAGTGATAATTGGTAAAGGAGATTGAGCAACTGTCTCTTCCATGAGCATCTGAGAAATAATGGTATTTTTTATGACATCAAAATTATCTGAGCTTAAGTTTTCACCAACAAATCTCCCTATTCCTGCGCCGTAGGTTGGATGCCAGATATATTCGCCAGGATTTGTTAATAATCGTCGAATAATTGATTGTTTCGATAAATCATCATTTTCAGATTGTGTAATATCCCCGACGCTATTCAATTTAAGATCATTGCCAAAATCTTGGCTTATTTCCATTATTGCGCCTTAAGGACGGATGTTAATTCAGCTGATGTCATTTGATATGGGGTATCTGGTGGCGGCGTAGCTCCATGCGTATGAGCATTATATTTTGATTCAAACAAAGAGTTCACCAACTCTAATGCCGTCCCGCCATTTGCTAATTCAATATTTTGCGCAGACACATTTGCATTGCCTGTCGCCGTAACATTGATATCGCCAGTCACGTTTATTTGCGCATCTGATTCAGATGTGATGATAATTTTTTGTGCAGCCTTTATTTCAACATCCCCGTTATTTTTTACTTTTATGAATGAACCTGATGGGTGCGTTAGCCACCATTCCCCGGAAGGAACGGGAGGCGGAACATCTTCACTGCTATAAATTCTTCCTATTGCAATACCATTATTCAGGCTTCCTTCCTGAAATATGATAATAACCTGTTCGCCTGGCACCGGTGCACCAACTTGCCCTATAAATCCCGTCACCAACGGTATCCATCCTGTTTGGCCTTCGCCTGATTCATCGCTTTCTACGGGCTGCACAGTGGCTTTGATTGTTCCATCTTCTTTATTGTATGAATTGATTATGCCTATCCTTACTTGAGCAATAAGATTCTGTCCAATGCCAGCTTGAAAACGCATGGCATTTAATAAATGTTGCATCATTAGATTACGACCTGACTATTTGGAGAATGATTTTTAGCGTGAACTGTCATGATGTAACCATCCATAGAGTTTGGACTTAATACACGATTAACGCTGGATGTGAAATACACTTGATCATAATCGGTTTGTGTTCCACGCAGCTTCACAACACCGACCTTTTTTAGGATATTATCACCCACAAGTTGTGCTTCTATTCTTCTTTCATGCTGTGAATATTGTTTTAAAAGCTGTTGAGCTTTTTGTAATGCTTGTTCTCTGGTAAGACCAGGAATTGTCTGCGTAAAAACTTGCGCATCTCCGATAGGCTGTGCCTTTGATGCAAGCGCAGTCTTTTTATTTGGCGTCGCCCGTACTGTTATAGTAAATGCACGCTTCTGCGATGAGTTCCAACTTCTTACTTTTACAATCACGTCTCTAGCCAAAGTGAGGCTTCTTGAAGTTTTTAATGTAATCACATTTGCTGAGGTATACGCATACTGCGCATTTGTTCCGGGATAGTTATATTGCAGCAAATACGGCTCATCCGTTTCTTTTGGTTCTGGCTCAAAATAAAGTGTTGTATCTTTGACGTACGCCACGAAACCTTCTTGCTGGGCCAGAAAAGTGATCAAATCCCACTCAGGTTGTTCCGATGTAAGAGTAGTATGGTTGTTGGCATAAAAAACACCCGACAGTGTTTGAGTGGGTGTCACTTGCGCACTCAATCCCTGCTCCTTTGCCAACATCGTCACTATTTCTGAAGCCGTCAAGTTTGGATATTTCTTTGTTGTTTTGTTATCAATAAACTTTGCTGTTAGATCGCGTCCCGTTAAAGTATATGATCTTGTAAGCCAATTAATCTCTACGTTATCAACTTGGCCTAAAATTAGACTATCCAAATCAGATGATGTATAGCTGTCGGGATTTGTAGGAAATCCTGCAAAAATCTCGACCATCATCGCGCCAGTGACACCCATATATGCAGGGGTTATTTGTGAATTTTGACCTGAAATTGGAATTTCAACAGAAAAAGTATCGGCACAAAAATTTGTCGTTGAATCTACTTCTGCACGTGTATAAAACACATTAATACCGTTTATCTGAACAATTCCACGGGGCTGTCTAGAAATAGAATTGACAGATATTTTATTCTCAAACACTTATAATGCCGCCAGTCGGTTGGGTGGGAGCAGGTGGAAATAAAAGCGTATTTATTCCAACAATATTTGGATTAATAAATCCATTTTCATCCAATATTTCAGAAATGTTTGCTTGTACCAATGTTCCCCATAGGGTGGCATCACCGTAGTACTGGGCGGCCATGGCAAATAAATTTCCCGAAGATTGCGTGAGATTTTGTCCCTGACTTCCTGAAACTAATAGATTAATATTTTGCTGCATTCCTTCAAGAATGCTTTTTAAATTATATAAATTTGATAAAAATATTTCGTTTTCTGCTTGGCCATTTAATGTATTCTGAATCATGTGACTATTCCACCTATCGCCCCATTCACGGCATTAATACTGTTATCCAATGCCTGACTAATAGCTGATATTCCGGAACCCGTAAGAGCATTCAAATCACCTGCATCTTCGAGCGCAATCCCTAATGCGCCAAGTGCACCAATAACGCCGCCTACATTTAGAAGCAGTGCAAGATCAAGTGCTTGCGTGTACGCCGCCTGAATCACATCCGAGAATGAATCAATGATTGGGAAATTAACCGGAAAATTTAAATCTTCGACAACCGATAAAACGATGTTATATGAAACTTCATAAGCCATTCTCATGGTCCATGTAAAACTCTTTACAATCACCGTGTAATTGAAAAATGAATATGTGAATGAAACAGGCTTACCATTTATTCGGAGCGTATCGAGATATTTCACGCGCTCAAGTGAGAGAATGCCGCGAAATAATCCGCCGAACATGATATCGCTATCACTTTTTCCGAGCGTATCAACGGTTCTTTTTCCGCCAATATTTTCGTGAACGGCAACCTTTTGAAGTCCGCCACCATTAATAACTTGAGGGACTTCGGTTCCATTAAAAATGATTTCACCCAAGCGCATTATTATCATTTTATTGCCCTACATTCAGCATGTTATAGCCTAATCCTAGGCTACTATTAAATGATGAACCATGTGCAGGGGCACTTCCTGCAGATTTAGCCATGTGGCTTATTGTTGATGACGCAATTTGTTTCCCATCAAGGTAATGATGATGGACTTGTAAATTATTTTGACCATTATTACCATGAAAAAAGAAAGAAGTATGGGCGTCTGGGTTCTCTGGATGATTAAAGCCAAATTTTGTTGTGATTGCATGGCCTACATTGTCCCATCCAATCTTATTCAATTTCTCAATTGCATCGGCTAATTGACCAAATTGGTGATATAAAAATGTTATTCCAGAAACTACCATGCCGATAGGGGAAAGCAAGAAAGTCAAAGCTGATGCGAGCAATGCCACGCTTCCAGCAATCGCAAATGTTCCACCCAATAAAAGCATATTATGAGAAAATTCTTTTACTGCTTCCTGATGATCATTCATCCATGTAGTTAATTTTGTAATTTCTGCATTGAATTTATTTAACCATTCCGTAGCAAGAGGTAATAAATTCGTGCCTAAATCAATCATCGCATTTTGAAAATTTGTTATGGCGGTTTGATATTGCTGAGAAACAGAATGTTTAACATAAATGTCCTGAATCTGAGAATTGGACGCAAGCAATTCAAATTGTCTTTCCATTATCATAAATTGCTCTAAAGCCTTAGGACTTGAGAACAATGTTGCGATTCTTCTTCCCTGTGCACCAAAAGCATGTTGAAAATTCGTTAATATATCTTGCCTTGCAATTGCTTCTGGATGACTACGCATTTCTTTTGAAACATACGCAGATAGACCTTCCATCCACTTCATTACATCAAATTTACCATTCGTGAAAACATTTGAATGGCCATGGGAATCCACTAATCCCATATTCCTTAATGCTTCATTGCTGCGTCCTTTGAGTAATCCAGACCCAAATATGCCTGGCATAGTTCTGATCATTGCATCAATTAGGTTTGTGCCTCCTCGACTGCCAGCAAAACCCATTCTATTTGCAAGCGCAGTGACTAATACCATCGTTTGAGGGTCAACCCCTAACGCCATTTGTGCCGTTCCTTGTGAGTATTTTAATGCTGTTCCTAATTCCACTACATCGCCACCAGACATAATTGATGCTTTAGTTAGCGTATTTAAATAAGCGGCTAATTGTTTAGGGTCATAAATATTTGCCGTGTGGGCCAATCTTACGGCTTCTAGCACGCTTGTGGCGTATGGTGTACCCTTCAAAAGCATTTGCACATCAGCAAATTTTGCATATTCAGGCAAAAGACTGGTTAATTGTGGTGCCGTAAATGTATTAGATGTTGATATTATTTTACCCATCTTGGCCACATCCATGGCACTAAACATCGTTGGCGCAGATGCCTTTTCAATTGCGAGGCGCATTTTTTCCATTTGCGCAGTTGTTCCACCAGTCGCAATCTGTATGCCTATCATTTGCTTTTGTAATTCTGCGGCTTTGCTTGTTGCGTAAATGAATGGAGCTGCCAAAGCGGCTGCTCCACCGAATAAGCCTGCGCCAGTGAAAGCAAGTGTTTTTATTTGTCGAAGCTTTGCAGAAAATGCAGCAGCTTGGGCATCTAAAACCTTAAATTGTTCAGATGCAAGCAATAGTCCTTTGCTAAGGTCACTTATGAGGGTAAGTTTTATCGCGACCTTATAATCTTCAAACATTATTCTTTTCCTGTATCAAAGTCATATCCCAGACTTTCATGTATTTTCTTACCACTATAAAATCCTGAAATGGCTGCTGCCCCAATCATTTTTCTGATATTGTCTTTATTTGTAAATGCTGCGGGCCCAATAAATGGCCTCATTGGCATTTTGGAAGTTCCAAATTCTTGCCACGCGGCGATTTGAGATTTTGACCCAACAACAGCTTCAAATCCTTTCACTTGGCTTGTTATGGAGTCTCTGAGAGCACCAGTTCTTAATAATGGATTATCCGGCGGCGAATAACCTAATCGCTCTTTTTCTTGCAATGTGCTATCGGCTAATTCTGCCCATTCAGGGAAGTTACCTTTTTCTTTTTGATAAGTTCCTATTTCATTTTTTGCTGTTTTTTCTATTTTTTTTGCAACAGCTTTCATTCCTTCATGCAATGCAAATTCTTCTGCAAAAGCTATTTTTACTAACTTTTCTGCCATTTCGAGAGCAGTAAAAACGTCTTTCATTTTTTAGGCTCCCGAAATTTCATTCTCTCAAAGTCAAAATGCTGTTCTTCTGGCAATTCAATCTCTGAGAGTATTATGCAAAATGCTTTTAATTCTTTTATCTTAAGTTTTCGTGCAACATCCCAAGGGACACCTTTACTGACTACAAATAAAATTGATCGCAGCAAAGGATTTTTTACTATTTTTTTAATTCTTCTTTTGTTTCCTCCACATTATCCAATGACTCCATGAGTCCACTTGATTTTAATATTTTTTTAATGCTACTTACTGTTTTTTGCTTTCCAACCCTCATCAATCCGGCCGTAATTTCTGCCGGTGTGATAGGTTTTTTAAACTCAATACCATCTATTGATTTAATATAGATAAGAAAATCGTTTGTAAGAGCAGATAACATCTTCCTATCTTCTCTTTCGGCAGCATTTAAATAATTGCTGTAATCAAGAGCGCTTGGCTCTTCCAATACAAATATTCTTCCATCTATCGTTACTGTCACATCAGTAGATGTACTCAGAGCTAGATTAGTATTTTGTTCATCAAGCATGGTTACTTTTGGTCTATGATTCTCTTGCATGTTTTATCTCTCTACTTAGGTTAATAATTCGCGACGTGCGGCATATCCAGAAAACTTTATTGAAATCCAATTATTGCCAGTTTTTTCACCAAAGGTATCAACTTTTAATTGAATATTGGTATAAACAAACTGGCTCACGGTTCCATTAGGCTCTTGAATCGTTTCGTAGATCATTCCGCCAGGCAAATCTATGCCGGCAAAATATGCTGCTTCGGCTACTGCCCAATATCTATCCAAGGTATCGCCGACACGTACAATATCCATCTTTATCGAATGCCCCACATGAAATACTGCGGGGGTTATGATTCCGCTAACGCCAAGATATTTTTTAAGTTCAGCATCGGGTGCCGATTCAAAACTTGTAATATGATCTTGAGAAAAAACGATAGGGCCTTGTGCTGTGTTTATTTTCCACGTGACATCGCGCCCTATACTTAAGCCGCTAATAGGCATAACTTACCCCTTATGGTGTTGGTGTTGCGCTTTGGAGGGAAACTTGACCGTTTTGTAAATTCACGATGAAGTTTCGAATGATTGAGTAGTCAACAACTTGAATATCAGCCTGCATGTAACCAGCAGCTACCGAAGCCGATGGATTATTGGAGTCATCTAAAATAACTGAACAAGCCTTAGAGAATTCATTTGGAAAATTAACGTCCCCAATAAATCCTTGCTGAAATAAATTAGAAAGAAACGATAATAGGGTAGCTTTCGCCGCTGCGCGGACTGTTGGATTTTGCAATTGACCAATATAAATACCAATTCCACCAGCGATACTATATGCAAGATAATTTGTAAGCGTGGTGTAGGCATCCATTCGGGTTAAGGGGTCGCTTGATGTATTTTGTCCGGTTTGCAATGAGTAATATTTGCCACCAGGTGATGGATTGTAGATAAAATCAAGCCCATTTTCACATGCAAAAACAACATCGGCATTGCTATAAGCACCACCCGTCATGGTGGTTTGAGTTCCCACAATCCCTCTTATTTCCTTATTTAAAGCACTTTGATTAGCGGCAAGAGAGACTTTTCTGCCGCATGCAAATCCTTGAGGTGAAATCATTCGTGTTAATCCATTGAATGAATCAAACAGATAGACCCAGTCCCCAACGAGGAATTTAGAGTCATAATTATCAAGTCCGGCAGTATCTTTTGCTGTTTTAGCATCCGCAAGAGTTTGACTTGCCGGTCCAGTAATGTGCATAAATATGCCTTCAGAGACGCTAAATGCATCTTGATCAGCATAAGTGGCTGTGTCATATAAATCTGCAATCATTGCGCAACTGGCTTGAGAACCCCGTAATGCATACATTCCTGTTCGTGGATTAGTATCAACCCCAATCAAGTTGGCAGATGTTACAATTCCGCCATTTGTTCCACCAGTTAGCGTGTAAGTAGCTGCTGCGGGGACTAATGTAGCAGTACCTATAGTTGCTCGAATAAGCTGAGAAGGACCACGAATCCCACTTTGTCCGGTATTGATTGCAGCGACAATATTTGCCCAAAGAGTTGCGCCTGAGCCTGTAATATTATTGAACTCTTCTGGAATAAGACCTGCGCTTAAATTTGCAGGAAGTGCAACTATTACTTTATATGAGCCGACGGCTGAACCAGTTCCAATTGTTATCTGGACTGAATTTCCAAGCGTTCCTGTATAAATTGCAGTAGCAGTCATTCCAGTTACGGGTGTTGGAGTAGTGACGTCTAGGATTGCCTTAGACGCAGCAACATCGGTGCCATCTGTTACACGAACGCAAGTGAAATTGGTTGCGCCTACAAGCGAAGCTGCATAGACATGCGTTCCCATATCATGTAATACATTCTGTGGAGCACCAAAATTTCTCACATATTCATTCATGCTTCCGCATATCACGGGGGTATTTTTAAGTCCCCATTGCGCAGACCCTATAACGCCCATAATGTCGCTGGGTACGCCGTTTATTAAAGACTGAGAAGGAGGCAAAATCTGTACGATAACGCCTGGGGCTAATAATGAAGACGTGTTTATGCTTCCAGACTGAACGACTAGAGCCATTGTGAACCTCCAAAATTGATTTAAGTAATGCTATTTACAAGATGGACATTTGTGACGATGTCTGTAATGGTTGGGAAATGCTGTTGAATCGTAGTTGGATATTCGATTCTAAACATTAAATCTCTTCTATAAATTGCGTATGATTTTTGTAATTCGTCATGATCTCGTAAGCCAGAGTAAAATATTGGTGCCCAATAGTTATCAAGGGGAAGCTCAAATCTGCTTAATTTGCCAAGACCAACTTCAATTATTTCTGCTATATTTGTTCTATTTTGTCGGGTATTTGTCCATGTAATAATGTTCATCACAACTTCCTGTCTTTTTATTTCTTTTATTCCGATACCGTCTTGTGTAACACGTGCAATTATTGAAAATGCACCATTGATGGTAATTACATTATCATTTGCAGATGAATTAGGAATTAATAAAGCCAATCCTGCGGCTATGGAGGCTAAGTTATCAATGTCTTTGACTTGATATGCATAACCTATATTGTTGACGATAACCATGCACGCCTGCGGTATTGAGGTAAAACCACCTACAGTCACAGTATTATCAACAACAGTTAATGTAATTGTTGCTGGCGTAATACTGCGTTCATGCCATTCCTGAGGGAATCTTGTTGTATTTCTCCCATTATTTGATGGGAAAATTGATACATGAGATATATTGTTTTTTATGTCTGCTTCTAATACGGGTGGTATTGGCCATCCTGCATATATTTTTATTGAACCCACATATGGTACAGCTGGAGGGAATAATATTCCCTGTGGATACATCATATCGGCAATCATTTTTACCAATTCATCTTCTACATCGGATATATCAGCCATTAAATTTCTCTTAAACTTGCTCGGATATTCCAGTGCATCTAAAACCAAAGTCGGTTTTTTCTACAGATGAGAGAGCCATGCGAACACCTCTATCATCATCCATAAAATCACCGATTCTGGGCTCTACGTTTGGCAAAAATGGCATTAATATTATTGTTCTTGGCATCGCGACATCTAAAGGCAATTTAAATCCTGCTGCTGAAGGTCTTCCCTTATCTAGCGCAGAAACAGGGCATTCAAGCAGTATTTCTTCAGCATCTAATGGGTCATATCCACCATAGGGATTTTCCCCTGCGAATGGTGTTCCTTGGGGACGAGTTAGGCGCACTCTTCTATTACATTGCACGACATTTGTGGGCATTAAAGGCTCTGTAGCGTTAATAAAAAACGTAACGCCATTACCATCCAATATATCGCCAGATTTTATAATACTTTGATCAATGATTGCCTGATAAACTGCATTTCCATATTGACTAGCCTTCATATAGTCCCATGAAACGTTATAGCTCATGAAAATATCTTGCACATAATTTTCAATTGCTATGGGATTTATTCCATTCGGTGCACGATAAAGTGCAAATGTTTGGCCAATCTTTTGAGCAGCTTTTGCATATCCGTAAGAAATCCTTTCTTGAACGTGCGCATAGGAGACCATTATTAAATCTCAATTGATATTTGATTGTCGCCGCATAATCCTTCGCCTGGTGGTATGCCAAGAAAACTGCAAAGTTTTAGACGCCAAGTGCGATAAAGTCTTTCGCGATCTCTTATTTCGTTGGGATTCCAATACCAAACAGCGGCGCGCATCGTATCAAGATTTTGACGAGAAGAAATAATATCCGTTTCAAGTAACGGCAAATTAGTCAGATAGGTATTTCTTACAACATCTTCTTCCGTGGGCTGCATATTATTCATCTTATATTCGAGAGTTCCGTAAGCCGCAGAAAAGCGAGCACCAAAGTTAGGATTTGCAACAGTTCCAAACATTGAATACCCGCAATATCTTCGTATATCGGTTTTCTCTGCATCCGTAAAAGCCATTATTGAAGTATTTCCACTGGCATATCATTTGCCAAGAGTTGTTCAATAGAGCAAGGGTCATAAATTATTTGACCCTCTCTAAATGTTTTTGTGACAACTCCTGAAGATGCGCCAGGCATACTCAAAGAAAGAACGCAATTCCTAAGAACAAGCAATCGTGAAACCTTTTCGATTTCATGGATAGCTTCTTCAATTGGCTCAATATTTTGAGGTGGAATTTTATCTGGCTTTACAGATTTTTCTTTCTTTTCTTTCATAATTAAGCACTTCCGACTTCTAACATCACTGCACGTTTGAGATAGCTCTTATTTGCTGTGGGAATTATATTTTGAGTTGCAGTAACGTCGGTGGGGACGGTGTAACCCATCACGGAATACCATGACTGGCTTACGATTTGACGCAAACGATCAATAGGCGGACGTGTGACCATGGCAATACCATCTTCTACCATGATATCAGCCTCTTCATTATCGCCCATGTTCTGAACGGAATCGGTGAGACCTTGAAATTGACCTTCGATCAGTGCGCCTTGACCACAAAGTATGGGACGATGAACTTTAACGATCGCGGAAGAAGCATTCGTAATATTTTGCTGAGGTGCTTCAGTCGTACGAATATAGCGAACATCTAAAAGCTCAAGAACATCCAAGTTCAAATAAGCATCGCTATCATACTGACCACGATACAGGACTTGAAATTCAGGGTCGGCAAATAACTGACGAGCAGCTCGGTTATCCAAATACATATTGTAACGACCATTAATATCAGGAACCGCATTGTTACGAAGTTCAGTCACAGCATCCATTACAATGCTCATGGTCATTAAGTCAGTTGCAAGCAAATCACGAGTAGTTGCGCGGGCATTTGGACGCAAAATAATAGGCGCAAAATTACTTACGACAGGTTTGCCCAAGGTACCATCAGCAACAGAAACGTTGGTGCTGAACACCAAGCTACCTGAAATTCCTCGGAATGCAGTACTGACGTTTTGTGTGTCAACCGTAAATCCAATAACGTTATAAACGTTTGAACCTACAACAACGGCTAAAGGATTGGTTGAGCTAACAGGTTGAACGGTACCAGAACCAGGATTACTTGTTGATGGGTCAACGACAAGGGTGGTAAAACCACGAATATCATTAACGGCAACAGTTGTGCCAGGAGCACCCAAAGTGGTGCGAACATAGGTATTTCCACCCAGATAGGCGTCAAAAAGAGTATTACGAGCAACACGATCAAGACTTTGTTTTGCGTTTACACCCAATTTGTTAGCGTTCGTGATAAATCGATTACGAATACCAACTTTCTGAGTGACAACGTTCAAATCCATGGTAAGACCAAACATATTTAAAGCCATTGTGTACTGTTCAACAGTCCACTGTGCAGGCGTCAAACCATTGTCAAGATTTGTGTTGGTCGCAGGATTGAGTGGGTTCTCAACAGGATTTAAAAAACCTGTACGAGTTTTTGTGATAGTTTCACCGTCTGCGACAGGGAAAGATTCTTTATCGCAGATATTTCGGTATGCTAGGTCGGATTGCAAGCCATCGACAAACTCACGTTCGAGCATGTTTTGCTGAATGATGTCTTGTAAATTGACGGGATAATCGGATATAGCCATGGGAGTGCCTCCAAGTAATGAAATTAAGTTATGTTTGGCACCATGGAGGTATAGACTCCCGATGTGCATAACTTATTCCATGGAGGTATAGACTCCCGATAAATAAGCTTACAAACTACAAATAGTTACTTCTGTTTTAAAAGAGAAATTTTATATTTTTGATAATCTTCTTTTGACATTCCTCTAACATCTACTTTTGTATTATTTTGTTTGGATGGAGGTTCTTTTTCAAAAGTTGTTTTATCTGACTTCTTGAATAAATAAGTTTTATTTTTTTTAAGTTCTTCTATAAATTCTTTTGCGCCGATGATGTTATGATTTTCATCAAAATCAAGTTTGCTCAAATCAGCAAGTTTTACACCATCAATATCGACAATTCCTTCTCTTAATGCCTCAATTTGTATTTTAGAAAGCATTAAATCTTTTTTATAAGAAGATGAAATCTCTTTAACTTTTTCTTCTATCAATTTTTTATATTCTTCATCTTTTTTTGAAAGAGCAGATTCGGCTTCTGATAATTTTTTCTTAACACTTACCTCTCTTTCTCTTAATTCTTCAACATATTCTTTTGGGAATCCTATCGACTCATTGTTTCTTCCTGAATTTTCGGATTGCTTTTTGTTTTCTGTATCTTCTGATGTCATTTAATACCCCATTAAAAAGTTTCGGTTTCTGTTACTTTCGGATTTAATGCTGCAAGCATTTTCTGCCTGTCTTCTTCATCTTTTTTAATTTGTGCAATTTCTTGGTTTATGTCCGCAATTGAGTAGTCATTTGCAACCGTTTTCACTGCTGTTTCCTGACTAATAATGAAATTATCTTTAAGCGTATTGAGGGCTTGCGCTACTTGTAATTTGTCTGAATTTGTTGCGCCAAAAAAAGAAGGCCATCTCAATGTAACAGGCGAAGTAAGATCAAGATTTTTAACCGGAGGTGTGCTTTGAGCATCCCCGATCAGCGGCGAATTCATTTTTATTTCAAATTTATGAGATGCCAACATCACCATATTTATAAGCTGTAATAGTCCTTTTCCATAAGAGACGCGAAGCCTATCTGTAAGCCATACAAGAGGCTGATAAAGAAGCTCTATAGCCTTACCTGATTGTGCTGTTGATATCTTGTCGGGATTGACGGTATTGCCACCTACATTCTGTAAAGCGATTTTACGAATAGCTTCAACAAACTTTAAAACTGCATCACATGCGGTACCATCTATTTCCAGATATTTTGCATCACTTTTATCACCCTGAAGAACAAGAGCACGTGCAGGGGATTTTTTTAATGATTTTGAATCAGCAAGATCACCATCGTCCTTAATGAGCAAAGTTGGATCACCGGCGTATCTTAATCCTCGACCAGCTTGACTGAGCTGATAATCAATCTCTATATTATTGTCAATTGCCGCTTCAAATGTGCACCGTCCATCTATCCCATTTTTATCGCCGAGATTCTTAATCCAAACAATTGGTACAAATCCTAACGCGTGTTCTACACTGCGCAACTGATCTATTTCTTTTACTGTTTCGACTTCTGGGTCTTTAATAACAGGATAAGGCAAAAATCTTGTTTCGTTGATGTCATCCCAGACGCGTTCTATCCAGTAAAATTGATGATCTTCTAATCCAGAATATCCATAAGCCAATAAATCTCTGCCTTTAACTTTGTATTTTTCAGTGATAGACACCAAAACATCAGGATTGGCATCACTGAAAACTGGCGTTAAAAACTCTGTGCACAGAGGTTTAAAGCTTACATAACCATCGATAATCTTCATGAGGATTGCAACACTGCCAACACTTCCTCGTGTAGCAGCATGCGACATCATTTCATTAAGATGGGTGTATTTTTTTATATCATCCAATTGTTTTCGCAATTCATCATTTTCGGTTTCAAAAGTGGGGAAATGCCCATCACCGAAAAGTAATGAAACGCTATCATCAACGACCATCTTTGCGAGACGAAGCCTTACGGATGGTCGCCGATCTATAAGCGGTATTGTTATATTGCAGCTATCTACTTCTTCATAAAAATAATATTCAAGATGATCGTAAAACGTACCATCTAAAATACGATTGAAGATATCGATTTCAAAAGCACGCGCCGGAAAATCATCATCTTTTTTGATTTTTGATGCAATGCGCTTGAACATTCAGATTAAATCTCGTAAACCACCAAGCAATCAAATGTGCCAGCAGCAATCGTTTCAGTAGCCAAAACAGGATTTAAAACAACATTAAATCCGGTGGTAGTTTTTGATGTGACGCTTACAGATGCTTTCTGGTGAGCGCAAACAAAAACCATATAAGAAGCCGGTAAGTTAGGAATAGAAATCGCAGTAGTTACCGCTGCACCTGCGCCACTACCAGCAGCATTGGCTTGATCTATCAAATTTAAATGCACGACTCTGTATGCTTCATTGATATCTTGAACGTTCTGAAAATTAATGGGTTTTTCAATAATGGTTGTATCAATAGCCATGATAAAATCCTTAAAAGTAAGTGAAATTTATTTACTGCGAAGCTTTTTGAGAGTAAGCGCAAATCGAGCACGTTGACCGACTTTGCCCCCTTTTTTAGCAGCAGCTTTAATCTTTGCGACGGGGATTTTTTTACCCTGAGGAACGCCAAGGTCACGATGAAGTTGACCTGGTTTTTTAATCGCTCTCTTTATGTTTAATCTAGCCATAATTACCTTCCCATAATGTTAATATCAGCAAATGATGCCGCTCGAACAGGCTTAACAAACGCATATACACACGAATCACCTTTATCAGGGCTTCTATGTATGCGCTCAATAATGTCTTCCTTGCTTTCGATCTGAATGCCGCCAGCTTTTAAACTCCATGTAGGAGCGGTTAAATCTGCTAACAATTCCCTATCATCAGGCAAACAAATATTTTCACCACTAGTTGGGTCTAAAGCTTCACGAAGCTGCCAATATGCTTGAGCGCGCAAATTTACAAACTCAAGGAGTCCATTTTTTGTTTTTTCTCTTGCAGCGCATGCACCATTAAAGGCATGAACCTGTGATTTCTGAGCCGGATTATTTGAAAAAGCAGATTTTGTAAAATCATAAACAGAAGAACCAACACCAATAATATCAATAAATATTTGACAAATATTGGTAGCCTCTTTGACAACTAATTCAGCAACTTTTGGACCATCTGGCGTAGCTGTTCCAGGATGTACTATCTGCGGAAAAACATAGTTTCCTGAGCGTAATGTAATAACAGTCTTATCTTTTCCACCACGAGCAACGTCAACCCCCATGCTTGTTATATGACGATCTGGTTTGACTGTATTGCGCCATCTTTCTTGTGCTAATTTCACCCATTCCGTTGGAATAACTTGCCACGCATCATCTTCACGACCAGCTAAGAAATCTCCGTAAAGCATCTGAGATCGTAATGGCTCAGGCATTGATTGCAGCGTGGAGATATAGCCAGACGCGACGTAAAAAGGATTGTCGGTGACTCTTGCCGGTATGAACGTTCTGCTTTTTGGCACGATAATATCGGCCGCAGAGTGTTCACTCGGCGAGAAGTCATAGATTATATTTTCGCCATCTAATAAAAATGGCCTTTCATCTTTAACTTCTGTGTCTTTACCATTTATTTTCGCGAACCATCTCAGTTCGCCTGGTGATGCTGGGTTAGGATGTTTCTCATCTAACCATGGGGCAAACCAATCAAATAACCATTGACCCTCGGAGGAAGAGGGGGGGTTGGATAATAGCAATAATTGACATTTTTGCTTTGGGTCTTCGCTACGAATCCAGCCACTAATGAAGTCAACTTGAGACTCAAGAAAATTAGCAGCTTCATCAAGAACGCGGAGATCATGTGCACGACCTTGATACTTTGTTTTGTCTTTATCGTGCTGACACGAGCCAAATTCAATAAGCTTTTTCTGTCCGTGATAATTCAATCGAAAGGTTGGCTGAGGGTTAGCAGTGTATTTACCGTAAGGTTCGTAAATCTCTCTAGCCGTCTCAAGCAATCCTGCAAGCTGAGGAAATTCACGTCTCAGGATTAATACACGCTTATGCTGTGTTAAAGCCTTCCCAATAGCCAAATAGGATTTACCACCACCAGCAGCACCCCCATACAGAATAATGTCTGCATCGCTCTCTAATGCGAGCGTTTGGGGTCCTGGCAAAGCTTTCCATTCTTTACCTAAACGATCCAATTCTTCAATGATTTTTGTTAATTCTTTTTTCTCGAAATCGGTTAATGAATCCCAGATTTCGGAAAGTCTTTTTTGATCAATCATTCATTTGTTTTTTACAGTGCGTCTCGTCTTTTTCTTTCTTCGCGAATAAAAGCCCATGCTTCCTCTACAACATAAAAAGTATCCACAATATTCTTTCGATCACACCTGATTTCCTCTCGCATGAGTGGAGCAAGACACTGAACACAAAAAACCCAAGGAAAATCTTTTATAAGAATGATTCGCTCATGCGGGCAAACCGAAACAGACTCATTTTTTTTTGTTTTCGAATTTGTTTTCGAATTTAATTTGTTAAAAAACCATTTATAAATCATTACCCATTTGTGCATCATTTTTTATTTTTCTTCCTATTGTCCACATTCAAAAAATGGACTATTAATATAATCACAATTACAAGCCATTTCTTTTACGCTATCAGACACAAGACGAAGAGGAATATAATTGATACGAAAACAATTTTTTATATGATCTTCTAGCGGAATTTCATCAAAAAAAGAAATAAGAATATTCAATGATATTGAATCACCTATTTCCTTATCACAGAAAGTAGGTTTTTCTAATAAAATACAAGAAACAGAATAATGTCTTTTTTGTGATTTTTTTTCACATTGGTTAATCATTTTTTATTTTTCCTTCTATACTTCATATCTGTTAATTCTGATATTGAATCACTTCCTTGATTTTCAAGAACGATATCTTTTATTTCTTGTGGTTCTTGAGATTCAAGATTTTCGATTGCGTCCTTTATTTCTTTAATAGGCTTTCCAGTTTTAGCATCAATCCAACCATCAGAATCTTTATGAAACCTCATATCTCCCTTAATGCCGGTACCAACATAATCATAAGTAATCGGATTTATTTGCTCAGGAGTGGGGTTGAATGTAATTGGTTTCTGAGATGTTCTGCGCAGAACATTAATCGTTACTGACATTTATTTTTTCTCATCCAATTCAATTTCACGTTTTTTGCCACAAAATGAACAGAACATATTAATTTTTTCATCAAAAAAATATGAATCGCCGATAAATGATTCAGTCCAAAAAAAACTTTTACATTCCGTGATAATTTTGGTAACAGGCTTATTTTGAATTGTTGAGGTGGAGTCTTTAAACCATTTGCAAATTTCATTAATTTTTTCTGGCATTTTAATCCTGCAGTGAATCATGAAGATTTCTGAGAAGAATTGAAAATATTCTTTTCTCTACGTCCGTCAATCCTATATCAAATTCTTTTTTACAAATTGGGCAATGGATTTGTATTAGTGGATATAATCCAGATATTTGTATTGTTGAATCGTCGGAAATATTAAAAATAATTTCTTTCTTGCAATCATGAAGAGGTATGGTTTTTGTAGAATCGTCCGATGAAAGTGTTTCTTCAGCAGGAAATACGTGCTGATCGCCATCTTTATCCTTTACAATCCACGCAATATCGTTAGGAACAATTCTTTCCAAAAATGATAATTCTGACTTGATTTCATCTTTGTATGATGAATTAAGATAAGATTTCATCACTTCAAGATTAAGTGTTTGATGACAGCCTGCGCATTGTGCCAACTGGCCAAATCTGTCAAGAGGACGATAATATGGAACAAAATTATCACATCCACAGAGTTTTTTAGTGCTGATTTTTGTAAAATCTATCATTTCTTACCTCTCTTCTTTTTCTTCAAACGATCTTCAGCACCACAAATAATATTGGCCAATTTTTCCTTAAGCTGATCTTCCGTCATTTTAGCTGTTTCTTCTTTGAGCTCTTCTTTTTCCTTAAATTTATCGTTCCAACGTCTTGGGGCCAAATGACTTGCCACCCACTTCAAAGTATCAACTTGTAATTTTGCTTTATCTACACCGCCCGTACGTTGATGCTCGATGGCATTATAGGAAACTTCCATAGCTTCTTCGGCTAAAGTTTCAGCCTGATAACGCTTGGATTCCGCGTACTGAGCTGAAAACTCCGGATATGTGTTACGAAAAAGCCAATCTCTTACGGTTGAGCAGACAGGAAAATCATCATGAGAATCGCAAATAAATTGCAAACCTCTTACTGTATTTCTGACGGCCTCACAAATTTTCGCGCCCAATTCTTTTGTGTAGATTGTTGGACGACCACCTGGATGTTTTGCCATATTAAAGAAGGGGTCCACATGCGACGATTACATCGTTTGCATCAGCTTGAGCAGAAGCGCAAACCAATCTTAGGATTGAAAATCCAACGAAGTCTGCTGGCAATACACGAGAATAATCGCCGGCTACCGCTGTGATTTGTATCGCATTACCAGAATAACCATCTTTGAGAGTATAAAAATTTTCACCATCCACACTTACTTCAAATGTGATATTTGAGCCTGTAAAGGTGGGGGGAAAATAAAAACCAAAAACAGTTGAGCCGATCACATCGAGTGCGGTTGAGACAGTTCCAGCCGCAGAAAATGAAAGTGATCTCTCCCCCCCGTTCACAAGTTTTTCAAGATAGTTTTGTAAAGTGGCCATTAATTTTAACCATAGAAATAAATTTTATCGAGTTATAACAATTTCAGTGCCGCTTGTCAATAATCAATTTTCGAAATATCAATATAAGAGACAAGCCGCCATTAGAGAGGTTAATGGCGACTTTGGAGATTTGTGCGAACACACGAAGAAATTTTAATTATTGATTATGCGAATGTCAATTCATTGTAATTGAAATTTATTTAATAACCATTCATAGAATTTCTTTTCATTTATCAATCCAGGATGAAATTTTTGATAGTCTTTTTGCAACTCTTCCATCCAATCATAAAATTTAAATCCCTCTTCTGAAGATGTATAATTTATGGCGCTTACCTTAAATAAATGAATAAAAACCAATTTAATACTTTCCAGATAATCTATAATTCCAAATTTATCTTTTACTTCAAAATTTGGTTTTTCCATATCACATCTCCTTTTTAAAATTACCATTCCCCGTAAGTACAAACCGGACCACATCCAGATTTAGCACAATCATGAGATTTAATATCTGAAATTGTCATTTCCTCATCTCTTTTCTTATTTGTGTAATATTGTTTTTGCCATCCACTTCTAGAAGGTGCACCGTTGATTATTTCTACACAACGATGGCATTTACGGTCTTTTCTGCCGAATGACATTTGACATTGAGATGAATGCTTTCTGATTCCATCCTTAGCTAAAACTTCTGGATACATTTCAGTTGATTGGCACATTTTGAATCTCCTTTCTAACCACTTCAGTTCATGAAAACAATCATATCCGGATATGATACATAAGTCAATACTTTTTTAAAAAAAATTATTCAAATACTGCATAACTATCAGCAATATAAGAACCGTCCTCATGAAAGGCAAAGATGGCTTGAAATCCAGAATATCCGTTACCGTTATCGGTAGCTAAATAACACTGATCTTTATCAATCCCAACTTCATAATTGATTTTAAATCTATTAAAAAGAGCCTTTAAATCCTCAAGGTCGCTCATTTCTAGGCTGCCTTTCTGTATGATTGAACATTGCCTCTCAAAGCAGCTGCCATCCATGCCTTGGCGATCTGAAGGCCTTTTTTATAAACGTCATATGTAATACTTTCACGTGCCAATATCTCTCGGATATGCGTAGTATAGAGATAACGAATCATGATTATTTTTGCTAATTTAGGATTGTATTTCCCCAAATCATTGAGAGCTTTTTCTATCTCTTCAACATCATCATTATCGTAGGAAATTTGTTGTGCGCCAAAGCTCGTTTGTATCAGAAATCCATATTGCATTATTTTTGAGATAATAGAACGGGAAGGAAATCCTATCCCTCCCGTTAAATTTTTTTCTGAGAAATACGCCCATTTTTTCATTAGGTTATCCACATATAAATCATAATTTGATGTATTAGCTGTCATTTCGCCCCCAAAGTTTATAGGAGTTTTTATCATTTTTTATTGCGAAATGTCAATTATTTATAAATTTATAGAATAAGGCTTAATTTCAGGAAGATTATTTTTTATCAAAAGTTCCTCTTCATATTGTGATTTAGGCTCACAAAATTTTCTGACCATGCAGGGGGTAAAGAAAAGTGCCGTAGCAGCAGACCCCATTATTCCTATACTGAGACCTCTTAAAAAATAATTAGAATCTATATAGTCCAATGCAGCAAGGGCAATACCACTACCCAATGTTACTCCTGATAAAATCCCCATACTAATAACAGCAGCACGCAACCCTATAGGGGCAGAATTTATTTTTTCGATCATTTTAAATCTCCAAATTAACTAACAATTTTTAATACCATAAGGACCTTCTTCAGCACCATATTTTTCTTGATATAAACAAATAATATTTCTAAGCATAACCTTCCATACAATATATGTATGATAATTATCATAATTTCTGAGCATAATAGGAAAGAAAAACTCCATTACACCTCTTGTAGTATTAATTAAATTCTCCATTTGATTTTTTATTTGGTCATCATTCATAATTCCTGCTGCTTCCTGCTGAAAAAACCAATTTTTCGTATAATTGGACTCCATTTCACCTTCTCTTTTTGCTGATAATTTACAAGCTTTTTTATCGAACATGAATATTCTCCTAGGTTTCATTTAGTAAAAATCTATTCTACTCCACTATGCTCTCACTTCTCCACTTATTTACAATTTTCATTATTTTTTCCTCCAAAAAAGGAGGCACCCACACACATAAATACTTTAACCCTTTTTCTCGCATTCTCGATCGAAATGAACGATTTCTAGCGTTCAGCACTTCTGGGCTTTCGTATGATCTGTGCGAATTATTTTGTCTTGTTAGTTTAATGCCTTTATTCACCTTTTATTTCTCCATTATCTTTCTACAATTTTCCATGATTCTTCAGCCTCGGATTTGAACAAAATCCTACTTCCTCTGTCTCCGTAAATCTCATACCAATCTCCTTTGTCTGCCATTATTCCCCATGTCCCCCATTCTGGGTTTTTTATAGATATGATTGATTGTGCGCGTGGTTTTAGATTCCTCATTTCCGTTTATCCTAGTGTTTAAAAAAAATTCAAATCTTCATTTGGATATCATATCCGGATATGCTAGCGTTGTCAACACTTTTTTTTATTTTCTCACAACAATTTTTCCATTTAACGGTATAGCTTCATTGTAGTGTTTACGAATAGATAGCGATATACCTTCCAAAAGCTCCATAAAGTCATTAGGAGCAATAGAAACCTTTTTCACGTTATGCTTTAAGATATTGCTACATTCTTCAAAAATCTCTTTTCCACGTTTAGATAGCCTCCAAACATTAATTGGCGTAAATTCCATAAATTAACCCTTACTAACCTCACACATAATTCCTATTTTTCCTAAATCAATAGATTTGTTTAAACATTTATCACAAACCACATCAATTGGAAGAGAATGATCGACATTAGCCGTAACCATAAAATTGCATTTATTGCATTTATATGTACTAAGAGAAACCTTTTTCCTTTGACTTTTAAAAATCATTTATATTGTCTCCTCATCAAGTAAAATACAATTAGTAATCACAATTGATTCACATTGTGCCCACTCTTTTATTTGTTTTTCCCACTCTCTAAAAGTCTTCATACATAATGAGATACACGTTCCATTCATATTCCCCATACAATATTCTTTTCCCTGATTAAACCCTTTATAAAAAATAATATATTGTTTCACTATTATACCTCACTATCTAATAATTGATTAGCAACCTTAAAAAGATTTGCAATTTTTATTTGTGCACCATACTCACATTCATTGCATGATTTAAACTCTTTGCTATCACGTTGAAAATTTTTATATGTTTTTTCAACACGACATTTTATACAAACTTTTTTTATTGTTTTCATATAATAATCCTCTTCATAGTAATGTATGAAGGAGTTATTGCTCCAGATAGCAATAACTTCTTCTCTCGTAATTTTACTCATGGCTCAGACTCTATTTATTGCAATCTATTTTTTTAATGTTAGAAAACATACCTCTATTCGTTTCTATGATTTTAAGAGAATTTGTCAGTTCAGTTAAAAATTCATCAACATTTTTATTTTCTATATTTTTTGAAAAAAACATGATTGATCGAGCAAGACATTCTAATTTTCTTAATTTTGATTTCTCAATCAAAATTTCACAATATTTATTTATATTTTCCGTGGATGATACATTATTTAATAAATCAAAAATATATTCTTCTCCTCCACATTCTTGTATTCTATTTTGTTTTTTAATCTCATTAAAGACGGTGGCTGGATTAAAAGAAAAAGCGCTTTCACTTTCGCTGTTTTGCAGTGATTTCATGATAGAAAAAATAGCTCTATTGCGTTCAAAATAAAAATCATCTTCATTTAATACCTGTTCATACTTAAAGAATAATCTATAATCAAACATCACGCATCCCAAAAAAGATTGCTCTGCTTCGAGATTATAAATATGACTAATAAAATTATCTTTTGAGTTTTCAGACTCCAAAAGATTAAGGATTAACCCTCCGATAATATCCTCATTAATTATTCTAAAAATGTTAAGTTTTTTTGCGATAGTTTCTGGGAAAGAATCCATTAATAAATTTGCCCATAGTGCAGTATCATTTAAAATTTCTTGATTAAGAGGATCATTAAACTTTACCTGTGGGTCAAAAAATATAGGTGATAATTTTTTTAATGTATCAATTGTTGAATTTAATTTGTTACTCATATGTTTTCTCCTAAAATTAATAATAAATAATTCATTGCTGATCTTAAATTTTTATTCATACTTTACCTCCACAAGCTGGCATATCTTCTTCATCTCCATCATCTGGGTCTTCTGAGAGCACATCATGAAGCAATCTATGCTTGCTAACATCCAAACATCCTATGGCCTCTACGGCTGTGAGATTAAACCTAGAATGACCCCACTTATCCAAATTATCTTCACTATAGCAAAGGATAAAATGAGTGGAACGTTCTAGTATTTCCTTAGCATCTTTTATTGTTTCGTCTCGCTCTTTATTCAAACGATCTTCAAATTTAACTATTTTCATTTTCTTTCTCTTCATGCAATTTTTTTGAATCTAAAAAACTTAATTGAGATTTGAACAGATTTCCGCATCTTCTACAGATTATTGCGGCTGTAACTTCTATTAATTGATCATTTCTTCCAAATTGAATTGGAAATATTCCGGTATAAAATTTATGACCAAATATTTTGCAAAAAACATTAATAATTTTCGGTTTTTCATCAAAAGATTCGATAAACCATTTCACATTCAAGAATATGATTAATATACCCGTAAATCCAAATATATAATTACCCATTGAAAATAATGCTATTGTTGAAAGAATCATTAATATAGTTATCATTATAAGTAAGATATAACAAATAGATAAAAAAACTTTAATTTTATTCATACCAATACTCCAGCTAGATGCAATATGAACATACCAAATGCTACGCCCAATAAAGAAAATAAAAAAATCATAAAGATTGCGTTATTATTCATTTGCTTTTCTCTCCATCAGATTTTTCATCTTTCTTAATCTTAATTCCATATTTCATTAATAATGCGCAAATTAAGTAAGTCCATATTGACCACTGATGATAAGCTACTAACCATGTACAACCGCAGATTAAAAATATATTCCATAAAATTGTATGGATAGTTGATATTAAATAACATCCAGTTGAAATTTCTTCCTCTTCAATTCTTATTGACATTTAGCATTCCTTCATAAGGTAGTTTATATATAATTTTAAAGCATCAATAGCATCTATAGTTTTAGAGGCATAAGTTATACATCTAAATTTTTCGAAATCATTATCGAATGAAATCAAAATAAAATTTTTAGAATTCTTTATTCTTTCAATTGCGTTTATTTTCATACCCTCAAGACTATCTTCAGGATATAAAATTATTTTTTTTGGTTTCTTTGTATCTACCGATAAATTTTTCGATTTTACAGATTTTTTAGCCGTTTTCATTTAACATCTCCTCATGTGTGCGATAAAAAACATAACTCATATTTGCACCAGCGATAAAAGATATAAAAATACCCCACCCATAATGCCCCAATGAGCTTATATACGCTGACATCCCTATTAAAATTATTTGAAAAATCCAAAAAAATAATTCTTCTGCCTTCATTTCATTAATCTCCATCATCATAAATTATAGATTTGATAATTAATTGAGAGCCATAAACTCCCTCTTCTTGAGTAAAGCCATTTGCAACAAAGTAATATCTATTATCTTTTTGATTCTTATAAACCATCACATAACCATTTCCCTCCTCTAAAATTTCGTCAAAATGTTCTTTTAAAACTTTTTTATCCATTTTCTTATTAGAAATTATCTTAAATTTTTCATTCATCTTTTTTGCACCCCTCTGATTTTAAAAAACAGCTGTTACATATTTTGTGATGGGTATTAAATCTTCTGAATTTTGAGAGATGTTTTTGCTCCTTACATCTCGCACAAAAAAGAACCGACCTACCCCTTGTTCTCCTCATAATTCCCATTTCTTTCATTTTTCACCTCAAGTTATAAAAATTTATGCCACAAAAACGTCGACTTATGGGGGGTAGGAGACGCGATCTCTGAGTACCATACCCTACCCCAAAGGGTACTATCACAAATCGTCTCCTACATACCTAATTCTTTGTTTTCTGTTTTTTGAACGTGGTTCAATAAAATTTGTCCTAGCGGCGACAATCTCATTCGTTTCCTAACAAAATTTGCGATGTCTCGCGCACTCATGCATCCGTTACTTTTTGCCTGTGCATAAATATCTTTCAAATTTTCTTCACGAAGTTTATCCGTATCGTTTTTAGGTCGATTTAAGTTGTAACAATTTGCGCAAAGCCCATGCACAAAAGCTTCTTTTCCACATGCATGAGAATTAATAATATTTTTGCAGCTCTCAATATTTGTCGAAGGTATACGGGGAATATTCATTGCATATTTTCTGATCGAAGCAATTAGAGGGGGATATGTATTTTCACGGTGATAGGATTTAAATGCATTTTTTACTTGAAAAAATGTAAAATCAATTAAATCCTCAAACCATTCTTCCATCATTTCAACAGTTGTTGTTTTTCCATAGTTTCCAAATAACTTTGTCATTACCTCATAAAAATCACCTCTATCTTGCGGATTCATTTTTTTCCTCCTCTCGTGCAATTGCTCTTCTCTTTGCCTCAGCCAAAGCCAAAGCGTTTTCATTTCTCACTTTCTCTTCGTGAGTTAATTTTTTTTCTTTTGTCGTTCTCAAAGTTTTTGTTCTTGAGAAATCTAAAATAATATTTTCGTAATATCGTGGAGACTTGAGAGATTCGCCTGCGTCAAGCTCTGCTTGAAGCACTAAATCAATATCTGTTGATGTGACCCCTTCCTGTTCCCAAGTTTTGAGCATGAGTCGACCATGAAGGGTGGTGAGAAGTTGTTGTATTTGAATTTCAGAAAAAAAATAATTCAGTCGCTCAAGTATCTGGTCATGAGTTGATCGACCGTCGATTGAATTTGTGGTCTCGCGCGCGCGTACTGGTTTTATATTTATATTTATATTTCTTTTTATATTTATAGGCATTGCATCCGCATTGCGATCGCATTTTTCTTGCAATGCGTCCGCATCATTGGTGGTATACTTTTTTTCTCTCTCTTTTGCCCAACGAGATAACGCTGCATTCCGCGATTTTACTGACTTTTTTGCGATCTCATCGAGCTCGGCTTCTATCCTTTTGTGATACCATCTTCCGTCTCTAATTGTAAAAAAACGTTTTATTTTTGGTTTCATTCTTAACCATTTTTGAACCGAAAGTTGACCAAATCGTGACAAAAGTTGATCATTTTCTAACAAACTTTGACCATTTTGATAATATCTCATGATCAAAAGTAGATACGCACCATGCTCAAGAGTGGTCAAATCTTCGGTATCAGCGAGATAGTCTGCAATGTGAAATTGCATATAAGGTATACGAGCCATTTATGACTTCCTTTTGGAAGGTTTAAGATTGTTTGATACATCGTTCAATAATGAGATGCAGAGAGATAACTTCTCTTTATCAGATGGCTCTGAATGATCTGAATTTCCATATACATCTGGTCTCAATTGTTTCCGCGTTATTTGTCCCAATGTGATTTCTTCTATCTTTTTACAATATCTGGGAGGGACGCCCATTTTGCAGTTATAAAGCCATCCGCTAACTGTTTGACGTGTTGCGCCAACAGATTTTGCGAATTTTGATATGTTTTCAAAATGAAGAATGGCTTTTACCAAAGGTCTTTTATGAATAGGAAAGTTATCAGTAGTTAAATTACGCATATTTCTCTCTTTTATAATATTGAGGAAGGATAAAGTTGATAATAATTTCGATTTGTCAATATTCGCAATTTTTTTATACCTTGTCAATTAATATAATTGACAAATCAAATGCAGCTATCGTATAGTTTGAATGGTCAAATGCTTACAAACCATATAGCCGAATGCTTACAAATGAGGTATAAAATTTTGACTATTATCAATAAGAAACTATTTTAAAAGACTACAATCACATAAACCAAATAACTGGAGGATATATATATGAGAGAGATTTCCGAAAAATATAAAGGTTATAGCTTCTCTACGCCTGGGGAATTAATACGATATACGCGAAAAAAAATGGGATATTCGCAAAAATATACGGCGCAGAAAGCACGCATGACGCCATCGGGATTGTCAAAGTTAGAATCTGGGGCACATTTTTTATCTCGCAATATTTTGGAGCTTTGCCATTTTCTTAAGCTCGATGCCACTCAATTAATGGAATTAAATGCCAAGAAACATAAAATAGAAGAAAAGTCATCTTTAGAAAGATTTAAGGAGCAGTTCCCTGATTGGAAAGAGGTATTAATGCAAGCCGTACACGAAATGCAATAAAAATCAATGTTTTCTAATCTTAAAACCCCTTTTCCTATAAGGGGTTTTTATTTTTAAATTCTGCCTAAAAATTAATTTGTAAATATTTTTATGTTTTTTCGAAAAAAAAGTTGACATATCGAAATTTCACCATTATCATCTTTCTGAAGTCGGCAAAATGATAAATTTTAAAACTTGGAGAGAGATATCTATGTTAGATAAAACAATGTTATTAGGCGCACTGAAAAATGATCATGCAGCGAATCAAGAAACACTCAAAGAATCAACCAATGTTGGAAAAATAATGGGAAGGTGTGAGGTTATAGGTCAATTAATTGGTGTATTGGAAAGCGGTAAATTTGATTTTGTAAATAAAGAAGAAGCTCAACAAAATATTGTTAATGAAATTGATGAATCATTAAAAAATTCTGAAATATCAAAATCATCAGAAAATGACTCACCTAAATCGGAATAAAATAATGACAAATTCAGATAATTATTCTTATGCGATAAACAATCTATTAGAACTAACATTTTTAAATGGAGAATTACCAAATATTTACAGCGATAGCTATAAGGATGCAGTTATCGCATTACTTCTAAAAGAAAAAGAAGATTGTATTAAAAATAAATACTACGGATATTTGTCATTTAGTTGCCTTATGGACGCATTTAGAGGAAATGGCGAAATTTTTAGCATGATCTCTGAATATATGAGGCATGAAGAAGAAGACGAAAGAAAAAACAAAATAGCCATAAAAATAGCAGATTCAATAGTTGATAGCGCATCCCTTTATTATAGAGATGATATTGAGCATCACATTTTTAAATTATACAAAAGGGCTAACTATGGAGAATCAAATTGAATGCATAAATTCTCGAAAGGAAGTTTTTTTTGCTCACTTTCTTGAAAAGAATAATAACACTAATCTTATAAGATATAAATGCGGTGTTTGCAGTTATGGTGAAATTATACTTGATATTGACTCAAACACTCTATCAAACATTAAAAATGACAAATGTAATTCTTGTAAATGTATCGTTGTTTTAAAATAAATTTTAGGAGAATTTTATGACAGCCATGAGAGATTATGTGACACCACAAGAAAGAATTGACGTTTTTCCAATTAGCGATATTAAAAAAAAATTTGTAATAGAAGAATTAAATAACATTTTTTATAGAAGAATTATTGACGATGAAAGACAAGAAAAATTAGAAAGATCGCTTAATTTTATTGAAAAGAATTTTAAAAAAGGTAAAACGAAATGATAACTTATGATCAACTATTGAGAAGAAAAGAAGGAATTGGAGGAAGTGACGCGGCTGCAATTTGCGGACTCTCTCGATGGAAAACTCCTATTGATATTTATATTGATAAAACTAGAGAATTCATTCCTGATGAATCAAAAGAAAATCAATATATGTATTGGGGAAATGTTCTTGAGCCAATAATAATAAAACAATATGAAAAAGAAACTGGCAATCAAGTTGTTGAAGCTGCATGCACATTTCGAAAGCCAGATCATAAATTTATGATAGCTCATATAGATGGATGGATACCAACTGAGAGCGCAGTGCTTGAATGCAAAACAGCAAATTCAAATACATCATATAGGTGGGGAGATTCAGGAAGTGACTTATTCCCCGACGAATATTTAATACAGTGCGCACATTATGCAATGGTTTGCAATGCTAATTATGTTGATTTGGCAGTCCTTATTGGGGGTAATGATTTCCGAAAATATAGATATGAAAGAAATGAAGACCTTGAAGGCTTGATAATGCACGCAGAGTATGAATTTTGGAATAATCACGTTTTAAAAAGAATACCGCCTGCGCCAAGAACAGAGGAAGACTTTAATAAAATCATAAAAAGCACAAAAGGAAATATGATTTATGCTAAAGAAGAATCTAAAAATATTTTATCTCTAATAAAAGATACAGAGGAAGAAATTAGTGAGCTTGAAGAAAAAAGAAAAGAATTATTATTTGAAATTAAAAAAATCATTTCCGATAATGATGGATTAATAGATGATCGTGGAAATATATTGTGCACTTGGAAATTTCAGGAATCAAATAGATTTGATATAGCAAAATTCAAAAAAGAACATTCAGATATTTATAATAATTTTTTAAAAAAAACCAACTCAAGACAATTTAGAATTAGGAGAAAGTAAAATGATAGAAAATAGGAAATCGCAATATGAATTTCATGGATTGCCTGGATTACCTGCACAAAGAAATACATCTGATATGGTTCAAATAGAGCAATCACGCGCACTGTCTAAAGTTCAGGTAAGTGCTATTATGGCAAAGAGATTTCCGAGAGATATTAATCAAGCATTTTCAAAAATAATTGATTCATGCAAGCGAAAAAGTCTTGCGGAAAAGGCAATTTATGGATATCCGAGAGGTGGCTCTGTAGTCACAGGGCCTTCAATTAGGCTTGCTGAAGTGATTGCGCAGAACTGGGGCAATATGAGCTTTGGCATAAGAGAAATAAGTCAATCGGATGGTGTTTCAGTAGTTCAGGCTTTTGCTATTGATTTAGAAAACAATGTTGAGGAAATAAAAGAATTTCAAGTGCCTCATAAAAGATATACAAAATCTGGCTCTTATGATTTAAAAGACCCTAGAGATATCTATGAGCTTGTTGCAAATCAGGGCGCGAGACGATTGAGAGCCTGCATTCTTGCCGTTATCCCAGGTGACATAACAGAAGCAGCAGAGGAACAATGCAGAAAAACTCAAAAAGAAGGAAACTCTGAGCCAATTGAAGATAGAGTAAGAAAGCTTGTAATCGCATTTAATGAGATGGGAATCAAAGTAAATCATCTTGAAGAAAAGTTAGGGCATAAATTGGAATCTGTTACCGAAGATGAAATCGTATCATTACGGTCAATTTTTAGATCATTAAAAGATAACATTGTGAGGCGAGAGGACTTTTTTAATCTTTCACAACAAGAAGAGAATAAAAAACAAGAAGAAACAAATACATCATCACTAATTAAAAAACTATCGACAAAAAAGAACGATATTAAAAATGAACCATTACAAGAACAAAAAGAACCCATAACAACACAAGAAGAAATTCCAAAAATATCAAAAGAGTTTTTTGGAGAAGAAGAAATAAACCAACAATAAAAATTTTTATTAAAAAAACATACTAATATGTATCTCTGAAGCCAAAATTTTATATTATTTGATTGGTGGCATTATAGTCTGGCTTCAGAGATACAAAATAAAGCATAAAAGGACAAAGGATTTTTATTAACCAACTTTAATGTGGAGATTGTATATGCTTATTTTAACAAGACGTATCGGAGAGAGTTTAGTAATAGGAGACAATGTAGATTTAGTCATCCTAGGTATTAAAGGTAATCAAATCAGAATAGGAATAGAAGCCCCAAAAGATGTATCTGTTCATAGAAGAGAGATATATAACAGAATTAAATATCAAAAAGAGTCAGAAAATATTCATGATGAATTTGAAACTCATGATGAATTTGAAAATAGAGGAAATAAATAATGGAAAATATAAATCCTAAGATAATTCGAGAGGTAATAGAAAACACTACGGAATTCATTAAAGCAGAAATTAAGCTAAACTTAACAAAACTATGTGATTGTGATTGTGGAAGTCCTCATCATATTTATGAATTAATGATGAGTATATCTATGAGTATATTTTCTTTAAGTTTAATAACATATTCAACTTTGACGAATCGACCAATTCATGAATTATTAGAAGAAAGCTCATCATTTATTAAAAATTTAATGTCAGAATTAAGATAAAAATCTTATATAATAATATGCCCAAGTCCACCGTGGGACAAAACGGGTTCAGAGTCGCCCTAGTGGAGCATAATATGGGTCCTTATTCATCCGACAGTATGATGACTCGAAAACTGTCTTAAATTTAAATATTACTTATTTGGAGCCTATGTATGCAAAATAAACAAGATTTAACGCAAGAAATAATGAAAGCAATTCAAATTGCAGGAGTTAATGGAGTATTAACAACAGAAGCAGTTGATTATGTTAAAAATGTATTAAGTGAAAACAAAAAGATTTATGACGATAATACAATACTTAAAAAAAAGCTTGATGAAAGTTTAATTAAATATAAAGAAATAATGGATAAATGCAATCATCTTTCAGAAAGAATAAATTCTTTTTCATCAAGAGAGGA